CATTTAACAATGCACCTTCACGTTTTGGTTCATTGTGTTGATATTCTTCAGTGTGTTCGAATGGACTACGAACAACAAGATGACTCTTGCCAACACCTAGTGAAGAACTTAGATATTCTGTAAGTTCTTGTTGTGTTGTAGGATAGTCTAACACTACTTCGTAAATATTCACTTCACAGTTTTTAACCTGAGGAAAATCTAATGGTAATGTTTGGATAGGAGTAGAACCAGTTTTCTTAAATCCGCTAACTGCATATTTGCTCAACAATGATTTCATTGAAGCCTCTTGCTCGGTAGTGAATTCACCAGCTACTTTTACACGGAAATCATACTTTTTAGTAGATTCTGATAGGTATTGAGTAAATGTTTTCATAGTATTATTTATTCATATTCTTAAGTTTTTCCAGGATACTATTACGATCTGTAACAATATATCCTTCACCTTCTATAGTTTCGCCGTTTTTATCGCCGTTCTTTTTATCAATAGCTAGCTTCTTAATCTGTAGATCGATCATCTTTAATTTCTTGTCAATCTTAGCACTTTTAGCAGTGATTGCAGCATTAAGCATATTAGCAGCAACTTCAAACATTTTAGCACCATGACGTGCTTCTACGTTCATGCCCAAGTCCATTAAATCATCGTATGCTGCTTCTGCTTTTGCTGCTAGTGCATCAAATTCTGAATCACTGAGATCTCCTAGACCTTTTACCTGAGGTAATGCTGAGGCAATTTTATCAAATTCTTCTAATTTATCTTGTAAATTAATAGAAGTTACAGGTTCAGCATCTACACTAGTTGGTAATTCTATCATAGATTCTGCAGGTTCAATATTTAAAATTTCTTCAAGTTTTTTAGTCATAACATTACTTATTTCGATTTTTTAGTATTGGAAAAAATATCGTGTTCATTGATAACCCTAAACTTAATTCCTTGTCCTTTGGCCCATTTTGCTGCTGCTTCCCATTTGGCCATATTCTTAACGTATTGTGCTTGATTGTAGGGATTCTTTCCTACTTTTTCTATCAGCATTTGATTAGCAGGTTTAATTTCAATAAGTTCAGCATGTTTTTTCATATTCTTATCAACATAAGAAATTAAAAAATCAGGAACATATACAGTAGGTTTTCCTGTTAGTGGATCTTTATAAGGTATTTTTACTGGCTCGCTGGCCCACTGCTGTACGCTAGGATTATTATCACAAAACATGCAAAAAGTTGTTTCCCAACTACTACGACAATAGGGAAGTTTAGTCCCAACATACTTTTCAGGATTTTTTATTTTATATACACTTTGTGCAAATTTTAAACTCATAGGGTTTTCGTACGAGGCCAGACCATTCCAGTTGCAGGTCTCCTATCAAACGCATGAGTTGGAGAAACATTGCCAGTTACAGGTCGTAGTGCATTTTTTATATATCTATAAACTTTATCAGCCATTGGCGGCCCTAATCCAGTGACAGGATCCCAATCACTAGTACCAGCATAACCGTCAGTAATTAAAATGTTGTTGGTTCCGACAGTGATGTCATAAAATGAATTTTTGTGATTATAAAATAATGCATTATATTCAGCAGATGATCTTCTTTTGCCAGATAGTGCTTGTAATCTAGCCAGCATTCCTGCCATTATAGGAGCTGACGCACTAGTACCGGCTGCCGGAATCCATCTATCTCCGTTATAACGCATTGCGTAATTATTCATCGGAGCAGAAATATCAGGAACACCACGCATAGTTAATGCTGTAGGACTACCTGTTACATTATTAAGAATAGGAGTATATGTTAATCCAGATTGCCAACTAGGCAATGAAAAATATCCACTTATGCCTCCGCCGCCACCCCATGTAGCGCCTAGGCTTACATCTCTATTATCGTCAGTTTCTGACAATCGAGTATTATTAGTATTCAATACAAGTTTTGTTCCGCCTACACCAATAACTTGAGGACTTGATGCTGGATATCCTGGACTAAAATGTTTAGTGCCGCCAGTATCTTCAAATGCTGATCCGCTGTCTCCAGATGAAACACATACTGCAATTTTTGCTTCTGCTGCTGCTGCTAAAGAAAGTTCGTCTAATAATAGTGTAATAGTAGATGGTTCTCCAGTTGTGTATGAATAACTTATAGAAAGTATATGACACCCATCAGACACTGCTCGGTCAATAGTAGTTCTAAAACTACTACCAATATATATGGTAATATCAGCGGCTGGTACCAGTGTAGCAATACAATATATGTCAAGTGTATTTTCTATATCTGCAAGTGGTGGGCTTTCGCCACCAGTCCATACACCGGTTTGACCATCTAATAATACTTTGTTAATTGTAGGGGCAATTGTACCAGATGGTAGTAATCCATTAGCAACCATATCAGCAACTGTATAGTCAAGATCGCCTTGTAAAAATCCACCACCTGCTGGTGCAATAATTCCAATTTTAACTCCAGCACCAGTGCTTGAGGGCATGTTATATGCTGTAGCAATTTGCGGTGGGGTAAGGTAACCACTAAAAGGCAAAAATTGCGGGACAATGTCAGTTAGTGTTTTAAAATTCAAACCAACTGGACTGATATGCGGTATATCAGACATTTTATGATTCCAATTGTAAAAGTGTTAAAGTAACAGTTATTGCAGCAGAACTTCCACTTAAATTAGTTACTGCTGCATATATTGTTGTGCTAGGAGTTCCGTCATCATTAAATCCAAATACACCAGGAGTTATTAATTGTGTTTGAGCACCACTAGTAATTACTTCAGCTATAACACCTGAACCTGGAGTAGGATCAGTTGTTTGTGCTCTTGTACTATCACTAGACCTTGCTGCACTAGTTGTATATAGTCTTACCCATGCTGCTGCACTTGTTTGTATCTTAAATAATGAATAAGATTTAAATCCTGTGATTGAAATGTTGCCAGTGGCATTGTTTGCAATACTCGATGTAACTCCAGCGACTGTTGTCCTTGATGCTAATGTTGCACTAGTACCGCTTTGATCTGTTCCCGGAATCCATTTACCATCAGTACTACTATATTTTAGTACTTGACCATCCAACGGCGTTCCTGAAATAGTAACATCGGTTAAATCAGTTAATGCGTTCGCTCCTACATTAGATGAAGGAATCCATTTTGTTTGACTTGAATTATATGTTAGTACTTGACCATTAGTTACACCAGTTATACTAACATCAGTTAATCCAGATAATGTTCCGCTTGGTGCAGCTCCTGCAACCCATTTAGATGTAGTAGTATTGTATTGTAATATTTGTCCATCAGTTAAACCTAATGTATTGACATCAGTTAATAAAGAAAGTTTTCCAATTTCATTTAATAATTGATTTTTAATTGTCAAATAAGATACTCTTTTTGTGGAAGAATTATTAATAACAACAAACGTTGATGTATTAGTAACTGTTGTTATGTTCGGTAGTTGGGTGATATTTGCCATAGTAATTATCCTGTTGTCAGAGCTGCCCCATATTCATCTGTTAATGGTTCTCCGGTTTCATCATATAAAATGGTTGGTGCAATTGTTTTTTCAGAAAATATAAAACCATCTATAATATTTCTTTGCACTTCTACATTCGGTTTAAAAGTTTGAGCATATCCTAACGAACTTGTTTTAAACCTATTATAATTTAATATCTCAGATACTAATGCAGATAGCTGAACACTATCTAATCCTTTTAGAGTATCCAAAATTTGCATAGGATTGTAACCGTCTTGTTTGGATTGAGTCATTATTGTTATAGCTATAGACTCGGCTGCTACTTCTCCAAAGTCTCTATTTACAAAATAACTTTTCATAGCGGCTAATACAGTTGAATTAAATTCAATAGGTTGTGAATAAAATCCATATGCCTGAACAATAGGTTGATTAGTTACAGATGTTGTATTAGGAACGTTAGAATAACTTTGACTCATAATTAACCTTTAGGAGGAAATAATATTGCAGCAGGATTTGCTCTGATACTACCATCTACAGTTGTATTAAATCCTTTAAAAATATTAATACCAACTCCACCGGGCAATGTGAATACACCGGGTTGATTTTCTGTATTTGGCGGGCTTGCATATTTGCCTGGACCACTACCTAATTGCCCCATCACACTTCCTGCAATATTATATCCTATAGATTTTTGCCTTGTAAGACCATTTTGATTAACATAATTTTTAGCAAGTATAGTTCCTAATTGTTGTAACATTCCGGGTCCTTGAGGACGAATAATACCATACTGTCTGTTACCTCTGTTTTGATCAAATGTCGATGATTTATTTCTAGGAGGTTCTCCAAAAACTGATCCTCTAACTCCTGGTTGATCAAACGGCGATGGAGATTGATCGTTATATATAACATCAGTAGCAGCTGACTTTTTAAATATAGGGCTATCTTCGTGATCATAATAATTAACCGCAAATCCTATAGGCTCACCTTCTTGTGTAATTTGTCCTGCACTATAAACTACACTTTCATAAGCAATGGTCATTTTATTTTGCATTATTTTGTTGCCTGCTGTTTGATCAACAGAATCATGTTGCCATTCAGTTATTTTTGGATTTATTAATGTATATTGTGTAAATTGTCTTTGATGTAAAACATACAAATTAATTTCAATTAAAAACGGAACATCTTTAGACAATCCATTATCATATCTTCCATATATGTAATCTGTTTCACCATACTTTGTATCTTTAAATGCAGGATCATTTCTTCCAGCAAGACCGTCTGAATAATAATTCTTATAATAATTTACCCAAAGATTATGTGTAATATCAGTGTTATCATCATGAAATTCTATACTAATAGGATTATATTTGATACCTTTCTGTATTACAGTTTTTCTGTTATATTGATTTAATGTTTCATTATCGATTGAAAATTTAGGAAGGTCTGCTTTCTTGGCCAACAGTCCTACATCTATCCAATCTTGCTCTGCCCATGCTGCATTTCCAACTGCTTCTCTACTAATATTCAATTCTACAAAATACAAAAACCCCACTTTAGGAGCTCTTGAATAATCAGAATTAACATATAATCTATCGGCATGTTGATAATCTTTCATTACCGTGCCGAGACCTTGTTCGTTTAAGAAATTTAAAAATGCTGCATTATTACTCATAGTAGTATTTAGTCAAAAAAAAACCTGGCGATGAACCAGGCTTTTTAATAGTTAATTTGATTAACCAGTTGCTAGACCTTGTGCTGTTGCAGGTCTTACAACACGACCAACATCTAAACCAATACCGCTAGCTGTTCCACCAGGAGCTTCTAATTGTATTGCATTGTCGATAGAAATTGTCATATCAATATCTAATGGCTCGTTGCTCTTATAGTCGCCGCCTAAGTAAGTTACTTGTTTAATGAAACAACCTAAGAATTCAAAACTTTCTAATGTAACAGGCTCGTAAGCACCATTACCACCATCAAGAATTTCAACACGCATTCTAAATTTATAATCAACACCAGATGCTGCACCACTTTGTTCAAAGAAGTCAAATTGTTTCTGTAATTGTTCTCCGACTTTTTTACTAACAACACCGCTGGCATCATCACGAACTTTTAGTTTTGGATCTCCCCACTTATGCTTACCTAGCATTTTAACTCTGCTGTTATAAACATCTAATGTGATATCATCAAATGTAAGTTCTGGACGGCTAACAGTCATAACTTGTTTAGTTAATTCTGTAGTCGGAGCACCAGGAATACTGAACTGATCTAACGTAACACGAAAGCGATACTGTAACTTTGGCATCAACAGACCTTGTGTTGCCGCAGATTGTGATCCTGCTAACGGTACTGTGAATCTTGATAAACTTGCTATTGGCATTTAATGCTCCTTATTCTATGTTATTTACCTATTATAAACCGGCTTTGATATCACCAGTATTCTTCAGTCTTAGAGGAATGTAAATAAACTCAACTGCTTTTACAGGTTCAATAGCGATATCCATGTATAGTTCGCTGCGATCAATTCTCGCAGGTGTATTGTTAGTTTCATCACACACTACAACGTAGTCATACAATGCACGTGATCCTACCAACTCTAGCATTAGACTTTCTGCTGCTGCTTTAATTTCACGACGAGTCTGTGCATCATTAGGCTCAAACAAGAATGGTCTTGCAAGGATATCTAATTGACGACGTAAGTAACAAACTAAACGAGCAACATTAATTCTATCTAATGCGCTGGCATTTTTTGCACGAGTACGCTGACCATACGCTACTAGTCCTACACCTGGTAATGTAGCAATTGGATTAATTTGAACTAGTGGATCTTGCAATACATCACGTAATCCTTGATGCAATGCTACTGTTTTAAATTCGCCTTCGCCAGTAATATAACCTACTGATGTAGCATTATCAACACCACCACGACGAGTTCCTGCAGGAGCAAACCACTGGAAGCTCTTAGCATCACTGTTAATGATAGTGCGTAACATCATGTGGCTTGGAGGAACAACAATTTTATTACCTGTGTTATCATTGGTGTAACCACTTGGATAATACAAAGCCATATACTCGTCATGAGTAGTTGCACCGTCATCACCATTGTCTAATGCTGTAGCAGTGTTTGCACCCCATGCGTGTAATGCTGTACCTGTTGGCTCTAAACGGAAAGGTGTATCACCAACAACAAATGCTGTGATACCACGATCTGTGTTAAATGCTACCATATTTTGAATAGCTTCCGGATAACCTGGAGTTGCAATCAAATTGAATACAACAGTATCACTATCTCTAATAGCTGTATTTGTATCAATAGTGGCTTTCAATGCCTGAACAACTTGTGCTCTTTGAGCCATGCGTCCAAATACACCAGAACCATCTGCGGCTACATTGTGTTGTGAAACCCAACGATCTGCTTTGTATGATGCCATTGATTCACCACTGGATCTTGGATAACGAGCATTCAATCCGCTGTTAGCATAGATGTCAATATATCCAGAAATATATTTTTTAACATTAAAACCGCTGCGGCGAGTATTAAACAAACGCATACCTTTTGGATAGATAGCAGGATCCGGAGCATCTGGATCTAAATAATTGCTGCTTAACAATGCTGTGATTGATGAAGCAGTTAATGTTGTACCTGCTGTTGCCCAGCGAGCATCAGCAAACAACCAACCGTGTGGAGTTGATTGATCTGTAACATCTTGTTTAACCCATTTACTACCTTTTAAAATAGTACTGTCATAAACATAAATGTTTTTGCCATACATTTCCATATCAGAAGTATCAATCCAAATATCACCAGTAGCTAAATTACTACCGTCACTACGATCACCATTTACTGGCTCTGTTGCCATAATGATTGGTCCGGCTGGATCTGTTATTCCGTAAAACGGAGAATTAGAATTTTGATATCCTACCCAACCATATGTACCAGCATGGACCATAATATCTACTTCATCATGAACAGAACTATACCAAAGTTGTCCATCTTCTGGAGTAGTATATGGTGCATATGTATGTGCTTCATATACTGCTGGTGCCCAGTTAGATGCTAAAAATTCAACTGCTACATCAGGTGCAGTATATAAGTTTGTAGGAAGACCTGCGCCTGTTGATAAAGCAAGAGCAATAGGAGCATTAGATACATCATCAAATTCAATATCTCCACCTAATTTGTGAGTAAATGTTAATTTCTTGGTTACTGTGTTATAACTTGCAGTAACATTGACCAAAGCTGATGCTGCTATCTTTGCAGGAATAACTGATGCTAATATTGTTGTATTATCATCTGGTACCCAACTAATACTAACATAACTACTCCAATCACCTGATCCTGTTAGTGTTTCTCTAACTCTAAATGAATAGTTACCTGCAAGTGTAAGATGGCTAGAAGCATCGTTACCTACAACTATAGTAGCACCTGAGTTTTTACGTCTCCAAATTTTAAAATCAGCATTGTCGGTATTTGTATTTGAAGCATTATGTTCAACAAATAATGAACCTACTGCAATGTCGCTGCCGCCTTTAGCAGAAAGGGCATGTGTAGCTTCTGGTAAAGTTCCATAAACCGGAGCTGATAGAGCATCCCAATTTTGAGTAACTGCATTATATCGCTTCACACTCCAACTTGCACCATTGCTAATACTAGTAGTTGTAATCCATACACTACCTGTTAGCCAACTACCAGTTTCAGGATAATCATAATGCGGACTTATTTGTAAAGATTTTCCACTATCAAATGTATCATGTACTTCTACCCATGTAAAATCTGCTTTTTTGTAATACAATTTAATTGCATTGCTGTTAGTAAGTACCATGCAATAATTGCCTACTAACCCAATAGAATTACTAGGAGCAGAACCATTAAAACTTGAACTAGGAGTATCATCATCTAAAACTGTTGGAGTTTTAACTGTAAATGATTTTGTTGTGCTATTCCACTCTTTAATTCCAAAAATAGTAGATGCTGTATCTGCCCAAAGTGTTCCATTTACTGGATTGCCGTGTGGGACGCTACTTGATGGTAACAATTTCTTTGTATCAAGATCTGCTCTAACAACATATGCTCTGCTGCTTACGCCTAATAAACTATATGCTGCTTGTAGGCCATATTCGTTTAATTCATCACCATGTAATGGGTTACTACTCGCATCGGTGTAAAAATGCGGAACACCAAATGTGTCAGCTAAATCACGCTGACCAGTCATTAACCATACTTTACCAGCATTTGCTGCTGTTGTACCCTGTGCAATTGTTCCGCTTGCATTAGTTTTATCTTGAGCTGATGCTACAAATATCATAGGCACGGTGCCTGGTGCAGATGGAGTATAAAAACTCTCGTCTATGACTGATACGCTTACGCCCGGTGAATTCAATGTTGCCATATATACTATCTCCTAAATGGATTACTTGAATTATTTAGCTAGTATTTGAAAAAACACGGGGTTAAATACAAATGAAAAGGGCTGCAAAAAGGGCGCTATATGAGAGATTTATGTAAAAATTGTGGTCAAAGACCCGTTGCCATTAATTATTATAAAAATGGTCAAACATTTTATAGATCAAAATGTGACCATTGTTCTAGTAATAGGAAAGATGGCATTCCTCTGTGGCAGAAAGCAGGATACAAAAAGAAAGCCGCATGTGATAAATGCGGCTTCACTTCTAAATATACAGAACAATTTAATGTATTCTACATAGATGGTAATCCAACAAATTGCAGATATACAAATCTAAAAACAGTATGTGCTAACTGTCAGAGGATACTCCATAAACTCAAACTGCCTTGGCGACAGGGAGATCTTCGACCAGATTTTTAATTTGTTCAAACAATGAATCAATAGTGGTATCATTATATATTGTGTGATCAATTTTACCACCTACCCAAGAATATTCGCTGGCATGTATTTTTGCTTTTTCTAATTTTGCTCTACTTAATGCCCAAGTTGTGTTACCATTGGGACCGCGATTAAATGATTCAGCAGCTGGAAACCATTCTGGATCTTCTCCGCGTTTAATACGTACTACAATACCGCCTGCTTTATGAATAGCGGCAATTTCATTGGGGAAACGTACATCACTAATAACAATGTCATCGTTGCTGGTTAATAGTTTATGTTCTAAACTAGCAATCCAAATGTCGTTGTGAAATGCTTTGCGACATACTTCTGTGCCCCACCATTGTAAAATCCATCTAGGTGTTAGGTCAGGCATGCCTAAACGTTCTGCCCACCATGGATCCACTTGCTCTCGCCATTCTCTTGCTTGAGTTGTACGGCCTTCTAGTAGAGTTCTATCCCAGCCAAATACGGCTGCTATTGCATCTTTAAGTGTGCCTGCAAAACTGTCTCGTCGAAATCCGTGAAAATTAACCAAATAATCAGCGGCTGTATCTTTGCCGGAACCAATTAAACCTACAAACCCTATAATCATAGCATCCTCAAATAATACTATAATTTATTACAATTAGGTTAATATGTCAATATTTTGTTAGCCAATTACAAAAGTAAGTGGCGTGCCACCATCTTTGTAGTTGATTAGGTCTAGTTCTAGATTTTCAATTTCAGCTTTGCCTTCGCCTTTTAATGCAGCACCGTTAAGTTGAGTAGTTCCAGAAGGTGCAGCAATACTTCCAAACTTTTCACGAGCTTCACCGAGCATTAATTTAGCAGTTGCTAGTGCATAATCTTTTAGCCATTGGCCTGCAAACTGATCTTGCATGAGATTAAAGTCCGGACGATAGTTATATAACCACAACATAACTTCTTCTTCAGCTCTAGGACGTTGCATAATAGTGAGTTTTTTAGTAGTTTTATTAAATGTAAAATTAATTTCACTACCAAACATTTTACCTACTAACTTTTGATAGCTGGCAAAAGCATAATATGTTGCCAATCCACCCATGTTTGTACTTGTTAGCAAGTATGTGTTAGAGTATGCTAGGTTGAATGGTTCATATAATGTTCCACCTTGGCCACCACCCGTTCTGCTACCAATACTACGACGAAAAATTTGTCGAACATTAGTTACTTCTTGCGGAAGTGTATATTCATTTTGATCTAATTCTAGTGTTAAAAACCCAAAACTTTCTTCTGCTGCATTGCTGCTACGTTGGCGAAATTTA